CAAAACAAAAAAATTATAATTTTATTCATCTAAGATGTAGAGAAAATCTTGAAGCAAATAAATTTTGGAAAGCATTAGATTTTAATTTTTTAAAACTTGAACACAAAAAAACTAAAAGAACTGATCTTGGTGTTAATCATTGGGTCTATAAAATTAATCATCCAAAACAATATTTATTATTATAATTTAAGGAGTTTATCATGGCTAGAAAACCTAAGAGTGAAGATAAAGAGCTTAAAGTTGAGGTGACAGCAGAGGCAGAGGTAAAGAAGGCAGAAAAGCCTGAAGGCACTGCTTATGATGCAATGTCTCCAAAGCAGCGAAGGGAATACGATATCGCTAACAAGAAATGATTGTATTTACCTATTTAAGAAACCCAAAAAAAATAAAATTTAAAAAGTGCAGACCTTGTGTGACACATAAAATGTGTAAGTCCAAGTTTCGTTGCTGTGCTTTGGATTTTAGAGGAGAAGCTAATGAATTACAGTTATGGAACAAAGAAAAAGCCAAAGAAAAAAGGCAAGAAAAAGCCAGTTAAGAAAAAATAATGCCATTTTCCAAGTATTCCTCAAAGCAAAAAAAGTTAGCTCAAGTAGCAAAACCAAGAACAAAGATAACTGCTGCTGACTTCAAAAAGCTTAATAAAAAGAAGAAGAAAAAGAAAAGTGCCAAAGTTTAAAAAAGTACCCAAGACAAAAAAGGGTGTTCCAAAAAAATATTTAAAAGGTGCTAAGTCTCCGAAAAAGAAAGAGCAGGAGATACTCAGCACTGCAATGAAATATAAACGAGGTGAGTTTATAGACATCCCCTCAGTTATAAAATCAAGGGTAGCACAAGATGGTCGCAAGAAAACCACTAAGCGAAAAAGTAAGAAAAGCTCTAAAAAATAAAGCCGATAAATCAAGGTTTTTTCAAGGTGAGCTAACTGAGGTGTATCGTAAAGGACAAGGTGCGTACTTGGGTTCAGGGTCAAGAAACGTCAGTATGAATGCCTGGTCTATGGGCAGAGTTAATTCTTATATGAAGGGTGGTGGAGCTAGGAAAGCTGACCAAGCTATCTATAAG